ACGTTGCTTTTTGTTGTTGACAAACGTAATGATTTGATTACGGCCGTACCAGTTTTCACGCACTACGAAGTTCTTACGTTCGATTGGAGGAAACACTTTTGCTTTTTCAGCGTCAGACATTTTAGCGATTGCTTGACGTACAATTTCTTTTTGGTTTTTCATGTTACTTTGTTTTAGTTACGTTTATATTATCGTTTAGTACTCGTATTGGTTTTGTAAGTTAACTGTTGTATAGTAGGTTGAATATTTTAATGAATTCAGTGCCGACTTCGTCGTCTATTTCGTTTTGTCCGTTGTGAGACAGATCGTTGTATAGCACTCGGAACATGTCATGTGCTACCTGGTCTTTTCTAAAGTTTAGATAGTCTTGGAAGTTGATTGGAGTTTTCATATATTCTCTTTTTGTTACACTTATATTATCGAAACTTCATCGTGTCGGCCAGACCAAGCAGCAGGATCGGTAGACCTGACTGTGATATGTAAGCTGTCGCGTATGCTCCTGTAGCTGTAAGACCTAGTCCTAGTATCAGTGCGATCATACGGTCGCGGTTCATGTGCTTTAAATGCTCCTGGTAGTAGTTTCTCTTCCTCATAATATTGTATAGCAATTTTGTTAGTCCCTGTGGGGCGGTCATTACCCGTTAAGGTAATTCCGCATGTTAAACTCAGGGTCGTGAAGGTCGTCAATGTCGAACGATGAGTCTGTCCCGTGTACCTGTCTCAGGTCACCCTCACCTTCCCACACATCCTGTTCGATGTCCATCTGATCCTCCAGGAAGTTCAGGAGTTGGTCCATGTTCTTAGGTCTGGTCGCAGACACACATAGGTAAAGGTCTTGTAGTAGGGCGAGGTTGTTGTCAGTAGTATTCATATAGTCTCTGTTGGTTACACTTATATTATCGTCAGTCACTCGTGTTGGGTCTGTAAGTTAGACCCGTTCCATCCTGTAGTCGATCCAGTCGATCCCCATCTCGTATTCGATCTGTTCCATCTGCTCGTCTGTTAGGTTCGCGAAGTTAGTCTTGTACTTGATGAATGAGTGGTGGTTCGCGTTTTCGTTGAAGAACTGTTTGAATGTTATCATGTGTATTACTCTTTTGGTTACATATATATTATCGATACCACGTCGTGTCGGTTTTGTAAGGAATGCTATACGCTTCGCTATACACGCTCGCTTCGCTATACACGCTCGCTTCGCTCGCTCGTACACAGGACCAGACCAGAGCCCGGACCTGACCGGACCAGGGGAAAAGCCCGAACCGTGCACGGAAAACAGTTAGCCTGACCAGACCAGTAGCCGGGACCAGGACCAGAACCCGAGAACCGTGAACCCGAAACGGAAATCAACAGGGGGGCTGGCAAAAAGAAATCAGTTTCCCATATGGTGTATGTCAAAATATTTATATATGTTACCCTTCAGTTCCCTATATCTAACAAAAATTTTTCGGAGGGGGGTATAAAGGCTATAACCTTACTTTTGTTTATTATTTGTCAGGCTATAACCTTACTTATAAAAAAAAAATTCCTTCGGAATGTGATTAACTAGTGGGGAGTGTGACGATAGGGTATATAATAATAAACATAAGTACCTAATGTCGCATGTTAAGTGTTCGTGCGTGTGCGTAATCATACAATGTATGATCGTAACGAGTTAATGATGTATAGAATGAAGGGTTCACCGCTGAAAAAGCAGAAATTATCGCCTAAAGCCGCTAAGGATAAGGCAGAGCGTGACCTTCGGTATGCTAATTCTCCTGCTAGGAAGGCAAAACGGGCTGATTCGCAGGCACAAAGACGTGCTGCTAAGAAAAATGGCCGTGATGTAGCTGGTAAGGATTTCGATCATCGCACAAATAGCTTCGTAAGTGTCTCTACTAACCGTGGAAATCGTGGTGAGGGGACAAAAAAGGAGGGAAGTGCCAATTATAAGGTAACACGTCGCAATGGCTAGAGTAAGTACATACAATACCGATGCCGATGTATCAGGAAATGACAAAGTACTAGGCTCTGATATTAGCGGTGCAACTAAAAACTACCCACTTAAGAAGATTGGGGAGTACTTCGCTAATAAAAGTGTTATCACTGCTGAGGGGCAACTGTCTTTCAGACATATAATAGGCTTAGCCGACCGTGTAAAGGGAGATTTTTGGGTTGGTGACAGCAATTCTGTGGTGCAGCTGGCAGATATAAGCCGTTTTACAATAAGTAAGCACATGTTGGAAGATAGCCTTGACGTGAGTCACATGTTAAGTACTATTGTAGCCACAAAATTTGTTATTGTAGAAGTGGGTAACCCTAACGTACGTGGAGAATACTCCGTTACAAGCTCATACAACTACGAAGATGACAATAACTTTATAGTTGTAGACGTTACCGCTGTAAATACAAACGGAAGCCTTACAGATGAAGCCTACTATGTGTTTAGTAATACCACAACTGGTGTAGCAGATAAGAAATTTACACATGAGCAATCATCGGCTGCAGCTACATGGACAATAACACACAATTTAGATAAGCAACCCGCTGTATCCGTAGTGGACAGCACTGACAATGTAATTATATGTGAGGTTGAGTATACCTCTTTAAATCAGGTAGAATTAAGGTTCTCCACTCCATACTCTGGAAAAGCCTATTTTAACTAAACAAGAAACAAAAACAAAAAAACAATGGCATTAAAGATTGTATCGGGGTTAGACGCAACGAGCTTAAGTCTCTCCTCATTTTTAGATTTACAGAAGAACGAGCTCCGGAACGCGCAAATTCACAACTTAACTACAACACAGATTGCGGGCGTTGGAACTCCTGCTTCAGGTCAGTTTGCGTATGATACTACATTAAACAAGTTAAAAGTATACAATGGCACCGCATGGGAGCTAGTTGGTGCTTCTGCAGATGGCACAACACTCGAACTATCTTCGAACACATTATCGATTAAAGCATTAGGTGTTGATACTACCCAGCTTGCTGCTGGAGCGGTAACTACTGCTAAAATTGATAATGCTCAGGTAACTGGTGCTAAAATAGCCGCCCTTACTATTGCCACTGGAAATATCGCAGCAACTGCCGTTACCTCAGCTAAACTAGCAGATGGTGCGGTTGGTACGGCAAAACTTGCAACTGATGCAGTAACTACTGCTAAAATTGCTGACGACCAAATTACCGCTGCTCTAATCGCAGATGATGCTGTAGGAGCTGCGGCAATTGCAGATAACTCTATTGATGTTGCTCGATTAAACACATCTGATGGTAGTGCGGGTCAGTTCTTGAAAACAAACGGCTCCGGAACTTTATCATTCGCAACACCGGTAGACGACAGTGTATCAGCAACAAACTTAACAGCTACTCTTGCGAATTTAGACACTACGCACGCTGTAAACGTACACGGCTCAGGTTCTACTAGCATAATCATCGGTAGCAGCACAAACACACCCAACGTACAAGTTACTGGTGATGTTATTGTAGATGGTAATTTAATGGTAAGTGGTACAACTACTACTGTTAGTTCTACTACAATTTCTGTTACTGACCCTATAATTACTCTTGGTGGTACTGCAGCATTAACAGCAGATGATAACAAAGACCGTGGTATTGAATTCCGTTACTACGATAGTAGCGCATCGCGCCTTGGTTTCTTTGGTTATGACGATTCAGAGCGTGAGTTTACAGCACTCGTTGATGTTACCAATGAGCAAGAAGTTATGTCGGGTACTCTTGCTGCAGTCAAATTTGGAGCAGCGGACTTAACAAGTTTAGTACTTCCCGATAGCGGCTTAAACTACGGTGGCACGGCGGTTACAGCTAGTGGTACAGAACTTAACTACGTTGACGGGGTTACCTCAGCTATACAGACTCAAATCAACGGTAAGCAAGCAACAATCACTGGTGCTGCTACTACAATTACAGGTTCTGATTTAACAGCTAGTAGAGCATTAGTATCTAACTCTAGCGGTAAAGTTGCTGTTTCAGCGGTGACGTCTACAGAGTTAGGATATGTGGATGGGGTTACATCTTCAATTCAAACGCAGCTTGACTCTAAACCAGCAGCATACGCTGCATCGGTTACAACATCTTCGGGTACAGCTACTATTGCACATTCGGCGCATGGTTTAGCATTTCCTGCTAATATTCAGGTGTATGATGAAAACGGGCAGTTAGTGCTTGTTGACATACGTCAAGTAGTTGCTTCTAATGAAATGACAATAACCATCAATGCTCCAGATGGAACATACGAGGTTATTGCGGTTGGTGCAAAGGCTTCGTAAGCTAATTATACTTAAATTAGTGTAATAATAAAAAGGGGGAGGGAGTTTGGTCTTCCTTCCCCTTTATTAATTAATATAATATGGCAGTAAAATTATTAGGCGACTTATCAGCCTCCGGAAATGCTACTTTTAATAGTGAGGTTAATTTACCAAGCGGTGGGCAGATAGACTGGGCTAATGGTGATGCTCGCATTATAGAAGGTCAAGTAACTAATTACTCACTTTCGCTTCAAACATATACAGGATCCGCATTAACCACTAAAATGTTTATTGCAAGTGGTGGCAACGTAGGTATCGGATCGACAGCCCCTTCTGAGAAGCTGCATGTTGTAGGAAACGGTTTGTTTCATAGTGGTGCTAACTTAGGTAGAATAAAGGTAGGGCGAGGTAACAACCAAGAAATTGAAATTTATGTAGATGATACTAATAATATTATTACTGCGTATCAAGATAGTGACAGCAATAACAGTCACGTATTTGCATTAGATAGAGAGTTTGACGGTTCTGGAGCTAACTACTTTGAAATCAGAAAAGGTGGTTCTGCTCAAATGCATATTGATACTAGCGGCAATGTAGGTATTGGGACTACGGCTCCTTTAGAAAAACTACACGTTGTAGGTAAAATAAACTCTTCCAATAATATAGTCTCTAATTCTACCTATACAATGTTTACGGGTAGGAGTAGTAGAACTGTTGATGACTACGGTGGATTAAACAAACAATACTTTAAAGCCTGTCAGATATAATGACATTAAGGTCTGGGGGCAACGTTGGTATTGGAACGACTGTCCCAAATGCTATTGCAAGCAGCGTATCTACACTTAGCTTAGGCGGTACGCACACTACAGTTTCTGGAGGTATATCATACCAAGTAAACGGGTCTGTTAAGTTCTACCAATATGTTGATAGTGACGGACTTTTTATTCATCAAGGCCAATCTGGCGTAGGTCAGAAATTTAAGGTTAATGGCTCTGAAGCAATGCGCATCACCTCAGCCGGCAACGTTGGTATTGGACTTACAAATCCCTCAAATGCCTTACAAGTTAATGGTGCGGCAGTATTCCAAGATTGGGCATATGCTGGTAATGGTCTCGCTCATTTTGGAGATGGTGACACAAATATTACGTTTGATACCAATAGAGTAAGAATTTTAGCGGGCGGTACAACTAAGTTTGACTCTAACAACACATACGTTGTAGATTCTGCTCCCGCTGCTCCAACAAATTTATCTTTAAGTGTTGTTAATGATACTGTCAATGTAACATTTACAGCCTCTGCAACTTCTGGGATAGACTCATATTTTTGGAGGAGACTATAGTCTTATATCCATGATTGCACCAGACGATTTTGGTGCTACAATGAGTATCATAGACAATGCTTTTGATGCTACAGGAACACAGGCTTACAGGGTGTATGCTGTTAAAAACGGTATTATATCTGCTGATTTAACAGGAAGTATATCTTACTCTGTAACCTCTCCTCTTGAGCCTACTAACATGAGCGTTGTAAATTTAAATACAGCTTTCTACGTTCAATGGGACGCGCCAAGTGCAAACGCAAGATTCGTAACCGCTTATAATGTTTACAAACACGAGCATGCTACAGAATCAAGCTTAGCTAGAAGCAGTGCTACTTTAATATACTCAGGCAACAACTACAGCTACATGTATCAGATAAGTGGTAATGATAATAATAACTTCCATAAGTTTTGGGTTGAAACAACAGTCGTATAATGAAAGGCAACAATAGCACACACTGGAATTGGGTTATAAACCAAAGAAATAAAGATATTGAAGCTGAAGAGGCTATTGGCAGCCCTGACTCTTTTTTGATGAAAATTTTAATAGACGGCAAAGAAGAGGCACAAAAAAAACTAGATGAATTAAATGGGTAAGTTTAAAAACGCAAAAATCGCAAGAAGTAATATTATCAGCATAACCGGTGCGGGTATGTACGAGTATGATAATTATACTATTGGTCCTGTTCAAAAAGGAGGCTCGGGTAATACTATTGTGTCTTCTGGAAGTGGTGCTTATGACGGTGGGGATAGAGTTATTGGCTTTCATAATGGGTATGATATAGATGGAGATATATTAATGACATGTGGCTGGGGTGATGGCGTTGCTTTCAGAAGACTTAATAATGATGGGTCTATGACAAAACTATATCATGACAACAATGCTTTATATAGAGATACAGGAAGTACATATAACCATATGCAATCCGTAGCGATGGCTAAGAGTGCGGGCAAGGCGGTCGTAATGAGTTACAACGTTTATGGCTATTCTATATTTGATTACAGAGGAGCTAAAGACGGCACTACTAATAGTGGTGAGGTAATTAGAGAAGCCAGACCTTCACATACAAACCCTACAGATTTTATTGATCCGTCAGGGACTAATTCTAGGTCAAATGGATACGTAAGAAGAGTTGGTTATTGGTATGCAGGCGGATTAGTAGCCGCTGGAAATTGGGTATATGCTTCAGAGCATGATAGTAATAGACATTATAAAAAATTTCCTAGAAGAAATTTGTCTACAGGTGCCCAAGAGTTTTTAGATGGTGCAGGGTCAGATAGATATAGTGGATCAGCGGCTAACGACAGAAATGGCTACAGAGCATTTTTATCATATGACGAAGTAAATGATAGAGTTTACTATTTAGATTACGAAGGCAATGGCGCTTTTACTGTAATACTTGACGCTTCTACAAGCACGCCAGAAACATTATACTGTGATCTTGAAGATACAGTAGCAGGAAGTAATTCTGACTACACACAAAATGGTTACTGTAGAGAGTCCGGTTTATTTGTGCCAGATCCTGCTAGCGCACCAAACGTTGTAATAATTCCGGGATATGATTATATACTAAAGGTGGATTACACTAATTGTTTTAGTGGTAGTGCACCTTATGTTACAGATAGGGTTTACATAAGAAATTATGAAAATGGCATTGATCTTAATAGTATTGCTAGGTTTGGAACAAAATTTCAAAAGACTTCAGGAACGCCTATGGATAAAATGCCAGGGTATACAGGAGAATGGATCCCTATGTCAGGTGACAGGGGTTATGGAAAAGTAGATGGAGGATTTTTAGATCTTAGCACATTTAAAATATATAATGTAAGAACGTTAAGTAATTATCAAGAAGACACATCAAGCGTATACGGTGGTAGCGCAAGAGGAAGAAGTTGGCAATCAGATTATGGAGTAAACCCTGTTTTAATGTCGTCCGCAAATGGCACTAAGTATTGGATTCGCATGGGGTATGGTGGCGATGGTCATAGTTTTAGAATATGGTCGGAGGCTACAAATCCAACGCAGCTATGTGGTAATTGGGAAGCTGTTTTTGGTACATTTACTTTAGACAATAGTGCTAAGGTGGACATGGTTTTTGTCGGCGGCTTAAGTGATTTTGTTATACCTTCTAATTGTGGACTATCTGTTTATGTAAGTAATAATAACGGTACAAACTGGGAAACTTATGATAAAGACTCAGGAGAGGCGCATGTGTTTTCTACAACGGGAACACAGTTAAGGGTTAAGTTAACAGCGTCGGGTCATCCAAACAAAGCTCCGTTTTTGCAAAGTAAAATGGGCTTAGTTGTTGATTTTGGCTCAATGCACGATGCTGCAAAAGACACTAATATCAAGTATAAAGTAACAAGAAAAAAGTTAAGATAATATGGCTACTGTAGGCTCTTCTAAAAGACATTTAAATATTACATCTGACTCATCGGCAGCTGCATCCACTATGACCCTTGGTGGTAACGGTGTTGCTACAGAGGCGTATGTAGGCACACAGATTACAAACCTTATCGATTCATCGCCATCGGCATTAAACACGCTTAATGAACTTGCTGCTGCATTAGGGGATGACGCTAGCTTTTCTACTACTGTAACCAATAGTATTGCCACTAAGCTTTCTTTAGCTGGTGGTACGATGACTGGGGATATTGACATGTCCGCTGGCAAGGGTATTACCTTTTATGGGAACGGTTCTGGAGACCATGGGATATTTGGTAGAGATGCTGCTGGTAACGCAAGTGATGATATAAGAATAAACTCATATCATAACGTACATATAAATCTAGACTCAAATAGCAATAACAATTCTTCTTCCACTTTCTTTACAATAGGCGAGCATGGTGGTACGGGAACTTTAGGTTCTAATGTATTTACTGTTGATGGGTCGGGTAATGTCGTTGCTTCAGGAACTCTTCAAGCATCTGGATATAATGATTCCAACTGGAACACTGCATACGGCTGGGGAAACCATGCAAGTGCTGGGTACTTAACCTCTATTAACAACGGTAACTGGTCTGGTACAGACTTAGCTATCGTTAATGGTGGTACAGGAGCATCTACCGCTTCTGCTGCTCGTTCTAATCTTGGACTAGGTAGTGCTGCTTTATCCGCTTCTACAGCTTTTGCAGCGTCATCACATACACACGCAGCTGGAGATATTACAAGTGGAACTTTAAATACAGCTAGACTTCCAACACCCGTTTCTGGTGATTGGTGGAACGGAGGCGCGGCAGTAGTTGGCCCTGATGGTGTAATGGAAATCGGTAAATACATTGATTTTCATGCAACAGATGCAGGTACATCAGATTTTGATTACCGCATGTACGCTAATTCTGGAACAATGACCTTTAGCGGGGACGGGTTGTTTCAAGGTGGAGACCTATATATTGTTAAACAAAACGACGCTCCTACACTTACACTGCTTCACGATGGTACAAACCCATCTACTAATGATTTATTGTTTGTCATGCAGTTTCAGTCTGATTATGAAGGAACGCATCAGAACTGGGGTAAGATTGAACTTGACACAAACTCAAGCGCAGTAAGAACCAATATGGATTTTTATGTGAAGTCTGCAAGCGGGTCTGAACAATTAGGATTTAGAATTGAGGGTCAGTCCTCAGAAACCCCTAAAGCATATTTTTATAATCAGGTTGATGTTGCGGGTGCTTTGACATCTACAAACATTACGATTGCAGATGGCATTTATCACGAGGGCGATGGTAACACGTTCTTAAATTTTGGTACAGACACTATAAATCTTAATACTGGGGGAGGTTCAAGAATTAACATAACCAACTCCAATATAAAAGTAAACAATGATTTAATCGTTGCTGGTGGCGAAACATTCTCTTTAGGTGAACGTGGCGAAGGAGATGACAATGGTCGTACCGTTCTTATTGAAGGTGCTGCAAGCGGTTCTGCTGGTGAAGGTTCTGGTCGTATATTTTTTAGCGAACACAATAGTACAGAAGCTAGCGCTGATAAATACGGGTTGTCTTTGTATTACGAAGGTAATCCTAACGCACAGCTTCCTTCTGGATTTCAACCAAATACTGGTAATGGCACTTGGTCTTTACGTAGACACAACAATAGCACTAGTGGTGCTGCTATTATGTCTGGTGGGAGAACCGATAGCAATGTTACTTTTGCGGGCACAATAGGAGCAACCAACTTTTCAGGTTCATCGTCGGGTACAAATACGGGTGACCAAGTGCTACCAACGCTTTCTTCATTAGGTGCATTGTCAACCAGCGGAGGCACTATGAGTGGAACTATGAAAGTTACGGGTAGTATCATTCATGAGCATAATTCTCATAGTGGCTACATAGCTTTTCCAAAAGGGGGCATGTACCACAGTACAGCTAATGCTCATACAGGAGCAATAAAAGTAAAACTACCTACTCACGGAGGTGATGACATGGTTAAGTTTACTATTGACATATTTGATTATGCAACAGATGAGTCTGTTACTATTTTAGTTTCTGGATATATATACCAAGCAAGTGGGGGTAATGAGTGGACAAACTGTACGGCTATAAATCTTGCTCATGAATCTGCTAAAAATTACACAGTTCGTTTTGGCGCTGATGGGTCAAACAGTTGTGTTTGGGTTGGCGAAACGACTAGTACTTGGAATCACCTTCAAGTTGCCGTAACTAATTTTTGGGGTGGATTTTACACTGATATAGACGCTTACAATGATGAGTGGGAAATAACTGTAGTAACAGCTTTTGGAGACCATGTAGATGAAACAAGAACAAATAACTTTCCAGCTGCTGATTACAATAAAATAATTAACACGCCTACGATACCAAGTGGCAATGCAATAATAGATTGGACTACCGACCAAGGAAGTACTAATATAAATTCTGGTAATTACACTAATACTACATACAGCGCAGCAACCACCTCAGCAGCAGGGTTAATGTCTACTACAGATAAAACTAAGTTAGACGGCATTGCTGCAAGTGCAAATAACTACTCGCTGCCAGCGGGTACTGCATCCACTAGAGGTGGATTTAAGATAGGATACTCTGAGAACGGAAAGAACTATCCTGTTGAAGTTTCTTCTGAGAAGATGTATGTTAACGTACCTTGGACAGATGCCAATACCGATACTATCACTTCAGTCGGTGTTAGCGGTAGTGAGACTACAGGTACTATAACACTAACTGCCGCGGGAGCAACTACGTTAACGCAGAGCGGGCAAACTGTTGAGATTAGGTCTACAGATACTACTACCAATTACTATTTAAACGGTTTAACATACACGCCGTCTAGCTCAACACTTACCGCTTCTGTAAACGGAGCTACAAATCAAACTGTAGATTTAACAAATTTAGGAGGTTTTGCCCATACATGGGGGAACGGAAGTAATAAAGATTTCAATAGTTCGGACTTAATGCCAGACAATTATGGTAGTTCGTGGTGGGAAGTACATAACATATCTACAAGTTGGGCAAACTCTCCTTTCACTAATACCTATCAAACAAATCTAAATACCCCTTACACATACGGAGCAGTACACGGTATAAGAACTGGTAGTATGAAAATTCAATATTACTATCCGCATACTGGTTCTCACGAAGACCATATTTGGTTTAGAACATCTTGGGAGGGTGATTTAAACTCGTGGGATTATGCTTGGGAAAGAATATTCACGACTGCTGACAATATACATACTCAGCATTACGTAAGAGCAGACGGTGGTTTCTTTGTAGACGGAACAACTAAGGGTATTAATGGTAGTGGTAACTTCATAGGCGGTACTATTACAGGAGCGAGTGATGCTAATGTAGCTAACTGGAATACAGCGTATGGATGGGGTAATCATGCAAGTGGCGGATACTCTACTGCTTCTGGTGTAGAAGATAACGCTGACGTTACTGATACTGCTAACGTAGTAGCAGCTTTAACTGCTGGTACGAATGTTCAGATTGCAGCCAACGGTACTATTTCCGCTACTGATACAGATACGGTTTATACTCACCCAACTTCAGCGGGTAACAAACACATTCCTACTGGCGGTGCAGCAGGGCAATTTCTTAAGTACAGTTCAAGTGGAACTGCAACATGGGCAACACCCAGTTATACTACGAATACAGATACTGTTTATACTCACCCTACTACTGCTGGTAATAAGCACATACCTGCGGGTGGCGCAGCGGGGCAGTTCTTAAAGTATTCTTCTGACGGCACAGCAACTTGGGCAACACCAAGCTACACTACAAACACAAACACTCAGCTGTCTAACGAGCAGGTGCAAGATATTGTAGGTGCAATGTTTAGTAATAATAGTGAATCAAACATTACTGTTACATATCAAGATGGAGACGGTACTATTGATTTAGCTGTTGCGGCAAACTACGGAAGCTGGGACTTAATGGATGAGAATGACACTGTAAACAGAGTTGATTCTGGGGAGCATGTCAAGTTCTCAAACTCTAGCATTCAGGGTACAGGAACATCAACAGACCCGTTTGTGGTAAGTATGCCCAACACTACCTATACTGCTGACGGTAACTACGGAATGACTCTAAATGGCACAGCGTTCCGTTTGGAAAATGACCGCAGACGTAATAGCAGTACTCAAGATATCCATACGGGTAACACTCACGACTATACGTTCTACGATGCTTCTCACGGTATTCGCTGGTATACAGCGGGCAGTGAAGAAATGCGCTTGGAAGATGATGGTGACTTACACGTTGATGGTGATGTTATTGCATTCTCTACTACTGTTTCTGATGAACGTCTTAAAGACAACGTAGAAACTATTGACAATGCTATACACAAAGTTAAACAACTTAGAGGTGTAGAATATACTTGGAACGAAGGAAGCCGGAAAGGTCAACGCGAAATTGGTGTGATCGCACAGGAAGTTGAAAAAGTAGTGCCAGAAATAGTGCATGAAAAGAAACTTCCTTTTGTTGGCGATGAAACTTACAAAACCGTTGATTACGAAAAGCTAGTGGCTTTATTAATTGAAAGCAATAAAGAACTTGCAGCAAGAGTTGAAACCTTAGAAGCAAAACTAGATGGCACTACAAAGTAGCGGACAGATATCACTTAACGACATAAAGACGGAACTTGGCGCAGCATCTACGGATGTTTCGCTAAGGGCTATGTCTAGTACCGCTGGTAAAGCGTCACCCGATGCTATTAGTGAGTTCTATGGATATGCTAACTACTCTAACGTCAAGTTCTATGAGAATGATGGTACAGGAGATTACATAAGCGGATCAACAGGTTCAGCACCCTTTACTATTAACTCTACTCAAGACCTTACCATAAGCATGTGGGTAAGACCGCAGAATACTTCTGACCAAAATCATTTGATGATTAACTTTAGCAACACTACAGCAAACGGAAATAACCGCTTGTTTATTAGTTATACTGCTAATGTAAATAGAATCATTACTAGGGTAAGGACTAACTCCTCTAACTTTGATAGACAGTTTGCTCTGCACGACAATAGCACACAAACAGGATTTAGTAGCTCAACAGCTTGGTCTAAAACAAATAGAGGTAATGCTAATGCTGCTGGTTGGATTAATCTAACAATAACGTATGATGCTTCTCAGTCTGCTGCAGAGTCAGCATTTAAATTGTACTGGAATGGTTCTGAGTGTACATCAACCGCCGCGTCCGCAAATGGCTCAAGAGGTTCTATAGCAGCTACTAACTACAAGATAGGTGAAAACATACACTCTACTAACTCTGGTGGTAATGCGTTTATGGACTTTGATGAAATAAAGGTATACGATAGAATTATAAGCGGTTCTGCTATTACAAGTATATACAACTCAGGCGTTATAGCGGACAGCTCGCAGACATCAAGTACAAACCTTGTTACGGAATGGACATTTGAGAACAGTAATGCAGCAGATTCTAACAGCAGATACTCAAGCTCTATAACGGGCGGAACAATAGGAACACACTAATGGAATACTCAGTAGAAAAATACCACGATGACGGAAGTGTATGGGAAGTGTTAGAAGATGACATACCTGTATTCTGGGGGACACAAGAAGAATGTAACAATTACATAGCAACATTATGAGCAAATTATTAAAATTACTAGGTGGAAGCGCAGCGCCTCTACTAGACAAAGCAGCTGAGGTTGCAGACAGATTTATTGATACACCTGCTGAGAAGAAAGCGTTTATTAAAGAAGCATATCAGCAAGAGGTATTAGATCGTAAAGAAGCTAGAGAACTTGGTAAGAATAAAAGCACACCGGATATACTAACTTACGTTACTTTATTTATTGCTATTGGTTTAGCAACGGCTATATTTACTGACTTCCTTAACTGGGAAACATTGACAGAGGTACAAAAAGGATTAATAACTACGTTTAGTGGGTTTTTCTTGCGTACCTTAGGTGATGTATATGGGTATTGGTTTGGTTCTTCAATGGGTTCTGGAGACAAGACGAAAGATTTAACTAAGCTGATGCGCAAGTAATTATACCCTGTAAGTAATAACCTTAAATAAAAACCAAATGACATTTTATTACCGCACGACCACTGCAACAAGTGGTGACCAACAAGTATCCGAAAAAGCCAAAGCTTTCTGGGAACATGCTTCAGAAAAAAAGAACTGGAGAATTGTACAATTACCTAATGGCTACTATCAAACAGAGTTGTTATTAGAAGGTTCCTGGAAAGATGTAACTCGCAGGGAAACTTTAGATGGTGCTGAACAAGCTATTGATAAATCGATAGAGCACTACAAATCGCGTCTCGAATTCGCGCAAGGACCTAAAGTCGTTAAAACATTCGAATAAACCAAAACACTTTAATTTAATATAATGGAATTTAATAACCCTAGCGAGATTGTAAAGGATCTCACATTTGGCAATGCTGCCAATGAAAAAATTATGGCCGGCGTCAGTAAGTTAGCGAACGCAGTGAAGTCCACTTTAGGAGCTTCAGGTAAATGCGTGATCTACGAAGACGCCTTGGGCCGACCGGTCATCACTAAAGATGGTGTAACCGTAGCAGAAAGCGTAGTCTTGATGGATCCGGTCGAAAACATCGGTGCAACACTTGTTAAAGAGGCTGCCCGAAATACAGTGCGTGAAGCGGGTGACGGTACGACAACCTCAACCGTCCTCGCTCACTCATTATTAAAAGAACTAAGTGAATTTACAAGTGATGACAAAATTAGAGAAATTAAAAAAGGCGTTGAAGACTGTGCTAAGGAGATCTTGGAATATCTTGATACTACCAGTATTCCGGTTGATGGTGAAATGCTTAGGCAAGTTGCATACATTAGCACAAACAACGACGAAGAGCTTGGAGGCTTCATTGGTGAAGCTTTCGGCAAAGTTGGCAAAGATGGAGTCGTATTGATGGAAGAATCCGAAACGAACGAAACTTATGTGGAGTTTGTAGAGGGTACTCAATTTGATTCAGGTTTAAAGTCACCGCATCTTATAACGGATAAAGATAAGGGCATAGCTGTTTTAGACAATCCTATGGTCCTTATTGTGTCTTCGCCTATACCTAATATAAGAAAGATACAAAGTGTCTTAGAACACGTTGTAAAGAAGAATAGAAGCCTGCTGATCGTCGCTGACGTTGAGCAACAACCTTACCAAACGTTATTAGCTAACAAGGTAAAAGGCAATATCAAGGTAAACATAGTGGATTTACCTGGGTTTGGGCCAACTAAGCAGGAAGCAATCGAAGACTTAGCAATATTAACTGGGGCTACAGTCATTAATGAAGAGCTTGGCGATGATTTGGATCTGATCAATCCCGAAGTGTTAGGAGAAGCGGTAAAATCCGTTACCTCTTCAAAGAACACTGTGATGCAGGTAGAGGCCGACCATGAGCAGCTTCTTGACCGTATTGAAAATGTACGTGAAAGAATTGGTTCTGAAACAAACCCTTACTTTAGGGGTAAGCTCGAAGAGCGTTTATCAATGTTAACCGGTAAGGTTGGACTGATTTATGTAGGAGCTGACTCACAGGTCGAACTTAAAGAAAAGAAAGATAGAGTAGAAGATGCCATTTATGCAACGCAAGCCGCGTTAAAAGAAGGTATTGTAGCAGGGGGTGGCGCAGCATTATTGCATGCATCATTAAAGATTAAACATAAGAATGTTGGATACACTGCTCTTCTTAGAGCTCTTAGTTCTCCGTTTAATACCATTCTTGAAAACGCAAATATTGTGCTCGACGAGCCGGTTGCACGTAAAGGTTATGGGATTGATGCTACTTCGGGGAAGAAAGTAAATATGGTTAAGGCTGGTATTATTGATCCGGTACTCGTAACCAAAACCGCACTAAAGAATGCAGTTAGTGTAGCAACAACAATTATTTCTGCAGATTGTGTAATCTCTAATATGAGAATGGATGAAAGCGGTAAATAATTATATTATTATAAAGAAAATCAAGGAGGCAGTCAAAAAGGTTGCCGGCCTTGAATTAACTGAAAAGCAGAATAGTGACGTTAGGTATTTAAAAGCTGAAGTTATTAGCTGCGGACCATTAGTAATCGGTGTTGAAGTTGGTGATACAATTAGATACGATAAGCACGCTGGACATGGTATAGAATGGAATGAAGATTTATTTCATGTAATTACCGTAGGCGACGTTGTTATTGTAGAATGAGACTAACACCCGCGGATTTACGCGATATGAATTTGTTTAAGTATTACAGGCTCGTTAGGAAATGGGCCTGTAAGACTTACGATATATTAGATGCTGACCTAGAGCTGCTGATATATCTTGATTGCAAAGAGCGTTTTACGCGTAATGATTTTATAGAAGGGTCATACACCTATGCATGGGATAAAAACCGCTGGGAAAGACTTAGAAATGATGGCTGGATTGATGTCTGGCGTCATCGGAATAGGACTACAATCAAATACAGTGTTTTCACAACATCACCTAAAGCTAAACGCTTGATTACACGCATGTATCGAGTTATGCTTGGGGAAGAAGATTTACCAATCGGTAGATCAAGCAAATTTTACAAGAACAAGAGTTATACTGATAAAGTCTATAATAAAGCTATAGACGATATGATTAAAGACAAAGAACGATGAAGCCAATTACTCACCAAGTTCAGCGTGCAAATGACGCTTCTCCTGTTAAGCAGACAAGAATAAAAAATGTTTTACAGAAAGGTAAGAATCTTGTAAATAGAAACAGTGAGCCTCAGGGTCCTGACTTTGGTAAGGCAGAAACGTTTAATGACTACAAGTCTATGGCGTCTACTTTTACGGATTTTAATAACAATACAGATACTGCGTTTACTCATACTTCACTTGATCCAGGTGCTGCAGAGCGCGGTACAAATCATTTTGCTAGAGTATCCGCAAGTAAAGGATCGTCTTCTGCTTTTCCGGCAGAACAAAAAATGTATAGAACAACAAACGAGTCCGGTCAAGATCTTTATACTAGTGTTAAAAAATATAAAAAGAAATAATGAAAAGTCACCTAGAGCCTATTACAAAGCGCGCAGTTACTGATTACGGTAAAGCGCCTGCAAATCAAGAAGTTACATTAGATGCCGCAGGTAAAAAGCGCGCAAACTTTACAAATGCGGGCGACTGCGGTTGTTCAGGAAAGTGTGATTGCTAATGCCTTTTAAGCTTAAAGATAAGAGTACCCTGTTCGGTTACGATAAGCAAACTTCAACATTTGACACACCTGTATTTGAAAAAGACTTAGGTGATCAAGTGATGGCAGAAGCTAATCGTGACGGAACTATTTTTATTAATAAGGGTCTATCGCCAAAGCAAAAAGAAGATGCTATTGAGCATGAAAAAGTGCATTTAAATCAAATGCATCAAAATCGGTTAGATTACAACGAAAATGAAGTAATCTGGAAACGAGATACAAAGTCACCCATGAAAGTTTATAAAAGACAAGAGCTAAGCGAAGGCAATGCTAATCTTGAATGGGAAAACGAAGCATATAAATCATAACATTATGTATAATAAACCTATTACACAAAGAGCTAAGTCGCCTTTAAAACAAACAACGAAAGCCGTCAAAACAGAAGATGGGGGAACCTCACAAGTAACTAAAGTAATTGAAGTTGACGGAGAAGAAAAAACAGTTGATCAAGCTAAAGGTGGTAAGCAAGCTACCTCAGCAGGCGATTATTTAACTAACCTGTCTACCTCAGATAGATTTAAAAATGTATCGGGAGCTGAAATGGCTAAAAAAGGTTATATATCTAGTGGGTATGCCGATAAGTGGAATGAAATGACTAATTACGTTTCTCCTTCATCAACTAAAACCGTAGTTGAAACAGTAGATAACCCTGATAAAGAAATGGGCTTCACTCCTAAGGTTGAGGAAACAAGTACAAGAGTAGGCACTGTAGGGGACTATAGAAACAACTTAATGGTTAATCGTTCGGTTAATAGAAATGAAAACTTTGAAAGAAAACAAAACAGAAAGTTAGCCAAAGAGTATGCTCGCCAATCAGATGAAAAATCTGGTTTATTTGGTAACTATAAAGAGCGTCGCGATTTTATGAAGGGCAATGTTTCTAAAGATAAAATTGTAAGTACGTTTGATGCACTAAACGAAAAAACAGGTGGTGCTACAGGCAGCGGCGCAGAAAAATTTGCACAATACAGCCAAAATTACGCTGCAAGCCGTGGGCTTAGTAAAGCTCAACAAGAAGCCTCAAAAGCTGGTGGAGTAGATAGATCTTTAGCACAATATGAACAAGGTGGTAATGAAAATGTTCGTCAGTTTAAAACTCTTGACAATAAGTATTTAGGCACTGCACGTGGTGATGATGCAGCTGATTTGATTGAAAATAGAACAGGTTATGAGATTAAGCCTGAAAATGAGTTTGAACGCGAAGTACCAGGTAGTGGTCTTCAAATGCGCTACAATCAAAACGTAGGCATTAAGAACTCTTCACCAATGAAAAAAGGATACTTTAAAGGTAAATAGCATGGCATACGTACAAAACAACTCACCTTTTAAGAAAAAAGGCGACGCACCATCGCGTAAAAAATCAGAAGGAAACTATGCTGCAGTCAAGAAAGGCGGCGGTACTGGTGGAGATGCTGGGGGTGGAATGACAAAAAAAGGCGTCGAAAAGTATAAAAAAGACAATCCAGGTAGTAAATTGCAGACAGCGGTAACTACTCCGCCTTCAAAGTTGAAGCCTGGAAGTAAAGCTGCAAAGCGTCGTAAATCATTTTGCGCACGCTCTAAAAGCTGGACAAGTGAACGTGGTAAAGCAGCACGCCGTAAGTGGAACTGCTAATTTTAAAATAAAACAATTAAATTAAATCAAATGGGAAAGAAGAAAGAAGCGGTTGCTAAAGCAATCACAGCAGACGAGCTAACTGAAGTACAAAAGTACGTTAACGCTCTACAGCAGATTCAAATGCAAATTGGTGCATCGGAAATGCAAAAGAACGAGCTTATGGATAATGTTAAAGCATTGCGCACTAAGCTAGCTGAAGTACAAGCTGATCTAGAAAAAACTTATGGAGACGTAAGTATCAACTTACAAGATGGGGCTATCACTCCTAATGATGCAGATAATAAGGAAGCTTAGTATCGGCAAGGACTATAAAAATGACGCCATGCACTATTCTGTTGGACAGGAAGTGTATGGCGGTCATACCATAGTTAACATATTAGAAGAGGAAGATAAGTACTCTGTCTATATTCAAAAAGGAGATCTAGTAATGCCATGGAAAGACTTTAACAAGAACATGGCTATCTCTATCGAATATGATCTTAAGTGGTAATGCAAAGCATATACAACTTTATGGTATCTCCGTATGCTAAGAGAACCACATCAGAAAAAGAAATAAATGGTGTAACGCTGTTGTTAAATACAGAATTACAAAACCATCTTTATACTAGCAGACACGGAGTAGTCAAAGCTATACCCAAAGTAAACGATTTAGGGTTACTTCCTGGTGATGAAGTTATTGTTCATCATAACGTCTTTAGAAGATTTAGAGATGTAAGAGGCGCTGAAAAGAACAGCCGCTCATATTACGAGGAGGATAAGTACTTCGTATACCCTGATCAGATATATGCGTTTAAACGTGATGGAGAATGGAAACCTGTAGCGGGTTTCATATTCGTTAAGCCTATGTTAGACGAGCGTATGTTTTCCGAACATAACGAACTTCCTTTGATAGGAAAAGTTAAATACGCTTACGAAGGTTTTGAAAGTGGAGAGCTTATAGGGTTCACACCTGGTACAGAATACGAATTTAATATTGAAGGGGAGAAGGTTTACCGTGTTCCCGCAAATCGAATTACAATCAAGTATGGACACCAAGCAAGCGAAAAAGAATATAATCCTAGCTGGTCGCAAAGCAGTTGAGGAACTTATAAAGGTTGCGCAAGAAAAAATCATTACCAATACGGAAGATGATGTTTCTGCTGACCGCTTAAAAAATGCTGCTGCAACTAAAAAGTTAGCAATCTTTGACGCGTTTGAGATACTTACTCGCATCGAAGAGGAAGAACGCATACTTGAGAACAAACCGAAAGAAGAAAAAGAAAAGAAAACATTCTCAGGGTTTGCTGAAAAAAGATCTAGGTAATGTACGAGCAGAGTCTAGTAAAAGTTGTTGAGCCTGTAAAGCTTACAACAATCAGCAGATTAAATAGATCCAAGTCTTGGAAATATGGTTACAACAAGGAACACGATATAGTTGTTATCAGTAAGACTGGGCAGATAGGGCAAATACTAGAAGTGCAAAACTTGTGTATAGCATTGCCGCCAGCACCGAAAGGATTAACTAAAGGCTTAGATAAATGGGCTGTTCAAGAGTATCCTAAGGAGCTTAAAAGAATCAAGAGTATATTCGATTGGCAAACCTATCCAGATGAGTTTAAGAGCAATTGGGAGGGATACATTGATGAAGAATTCAACAGACGTGATGGTGGTTACTGGTTTTATAACAAGGGGACTCCTACTTATATCACTGGGACTCATTACATGTACTTGCAGTGGAGTAAGATTGATGTCGGTAATCCCGACTACCGTGAAGCAAACAGACTCTTCTTTATATTTTGGGAAGCCTGTAAAGCCGATACAAGAAGCTACGGAATGTGCTATCTTAAGAACAGACGGAGTGGATTCTCATTTATGGCTTCAGGAGAAACAGTCAACTTGGCGACCATCTCCAGTGACGCCAGATTTGGTATACTATCAAAGTCAGGTAGTGATGCCAAAAAAATGTTTACCGATAAAGTTGTACCGATATCCGTTAACTACCCGTTTTTCTTCAAACCTATACAAGATGGTATGGATAGACCGAAGACTGAACTGGCATATAGGGTTCCTGCTTCTAAGCTAACCCGTAAATCAATTCAGGCAAAAGAAAAGCAAATAGAGCTTGAGGGTCTTGATACAACTATTGACTGGAAGAATACAGGAGACAACTCTTATGATGGTGAAAAGTTAAAGCTTTTAGTGCATGACGAGAGCGGTAAATGGGAAAGACCGGATAACATATTAAACAACTGGCGGGTTACAAAAACTACGTTACGTTTAGGAGCTAGAATTATAGGCAAATGTTTAATGGGTTCAACATCGAATTCATTAGATAAAGGGGGCGAGAACTTCAAGAAGTTATATAATGACTCTGACGTAAGTAAAAGAAACTCGAATGGTCAAACAAAATCCGGGTTATATTCACTCTTTATACCGATGGAGTGGAACTACGAAGGGTTTATTGATCAGTATGGACAACCAGTATTTAATACCCCTGAAGAAAAAGTATTAGATCCTTTTGGTGATACTATTGAACAAGGAGTTATAGATTACTGGAACAATGAAGTTGAAGGTCTTAAGCAAGACCAAGACGGGTTAAACGAATATTACCGCCAGTTTCCGCGTACAGAAGAGCACGCATTTAGAGATGAAACAAAAAATAGTTTGTTTAATCTTGCAAAAATATACGAACAGGTTGATTATAATGAAGATCTGCGTAATACTAATGTTGTAACCACTGGCAATTTTCAGTGGGTTAACGGTGTGAAAGATACAAAAGTTGTGTTTATGCCAACTCCTCAGGGAAGATTTAAAGTGTCCTGGATACCAGGAGCTGAACTTCAGAACAGGCAAATCACAAAAAATGGTGTTAAATACCCGGGCAATGAACACGTCGGCGCATTTGGTTGCGATAGTTACGACATATCAGGAACTACCGACGGCAAAGGTTCAAAAGGAGCTTTACACGGGCTCACTAAGTTTACTATGGAAGATGCACCGCCAAGTTCGTTCTTCCTTGAATATATAGCCAGACCACAAACCGCTGAAATATTTTTTGAAGATGTATTAATGGCATGTGTATTTTATGGTATGCCTATACTAGCAGAGAATAACAAACCTAGGTTGCTTTATCATTTTAAGCGCCGCGGTTACAGAGGATACTCTATGAACCGACCGGATAGACTTTGGAACAAGCTATCAGTAACGGAAAAAGAAATTGGTGGTGTTCCTAACTCGAGCGAGGATATGAAACAAGCACACGCTGCCGCAATTGAAATGTACGTAGATAAGTACGTAGGTTTAATGGAAGACGGGCAGTATGGCAACATGTACTTTAACGAAACACTGAATGACTGGTCTAAGTTTGATATAAACAAACGTACTAAATATGATGCCGCGATAAGTTCAGGCTTAGCAATAATGGCATGTAACAAAGAGCTGTATAGGCCAGTAGGTAAATTAGAAAGAACAAAGTTGAATATAAAGATTTCAAAATTCCGTCAAGAGGGTTTGAGTTCAGAAATAATAAAATAATTTATGGTTAAGTCGGTTTCAAATAGCGCTTTCCCCAGCCAAATAGCTAGCGATGCTGAAAAGATGTCGCAGGAGTATGGGTTGCAAGTAGGTAGAGCTATTCAAAACGAATGGTTCTCGAGTAATTCGGGTACTACTCGTTTCAGAAGCAACCAAAATACGTTTCATAACCTGAGATTGTATGCGCGTGGTGAGCAAAGCGTTCAGAAATATAAAGATGAGCTATCTGTTAATGGTGATTTGTCTTACTTAAACCTTGACTGGAAGCCGGTACCTATCTTATCTAAATTTGTAGATATTGTAGTTAACGGCATTGCAGATCGTTCTTTTGATTTAAAAGCATATTCACAAGACCCATATGGCGTAAGCAAACGCACAAAGTATATGGAATCTATTATACGTGACTTGCAAACAAAAGAATTAAATGAGTTTGCACAGCAAGCCTTCGGAATGAATCTTTTTGAAAACAGCCCAGAGCAGTTACCAGATTCTAAAGAAGAGCTTGAATTGCACATGCAACTAAGCTATAAGCAAGGAGTTGAAATTGCCGAAGAAGTAGCTATCAATACTTTACTTGATGGCAACCATTACGATCTAACTAAGAAGCGCCTTTATTACGATCTTACAACTTTAGGGGTTGCAGCAGTCAAAAATAGCTTTAGCCAATCAGAAGGGGTAACGGTAGACTATGTTGATCCAGCTTACCTGGTACACTCTTATAGTGAGTCTCCTTACTTCGAAGACATATATTATGTAGGTGAAGTAAAGTTTGTACCGCTAAACGAGCTTAAAAAGCAATTTCCTGATTTAGATGAAGCACAGCTAGATAAAATACAGAAGCAAGGAACAAAAAATCATAGTGCTGGATACGATCAGTCATTAGTAAATCATGACGTTCGCGACAACAATGTGGTGCAGGTATTATACTTTAACTATAAGACGTACATGAACGAAGTGTATAAGGTTAAAGAAACTGCTACTGGTGCTTCTAAAATTATAGTAAGAGACGATCAGTTTGATCCTCCTGTAGAATTGCTAGAAGCTGAGTTTGGTAAAATGGCCCGCTCGCTAGAAGTATTGTATGAGGGTGTACTTATATTAGGTACTGACATCATGCTTAAGTGGGAAATGGCTAAAAATATGATGCGCCCTAAGAGCGATTACGCTAAGGTTAAGATGAACTACAGCATCGTGGCGCCACGTATGTATAAGGGTAAGATTGAATCTATTGTAAGCCGTTGTACTGGTTTTGCTGATATGATACAGCTTACGCATTTAAAAATGCAGCAGGTATTACAAAGAATGATGCCCGATGGTGTATACATGGATGCTGATGGCTTGGCCGAAATAGATTTAGGTAACGGTACAAATTACAACCCGCAAGAGGCACTTAACATGTTCTTCCAGACGGGTTCTGTTATTGGCCGTTCGTTTACTAGTGAAGGTGACATGAACCCTGGTAAGGTGCCAATTCAGCCATTACAAACCGGTGCGGGTGGTCAAAAGCTACAAACTCTTATACAAACATACAACTATTACCTGCAGATGATTCGTGATGTAACGGGTCTTAATGAAGCTCGTGATGGTTCTTCACCTGATTCAAGAGCATTAGTAGGTGTGCAAAAAATGGCAGCTGCAAATTCTAATACAGCAACGCGCCATATATTAGATGCTTTGGTATTTCTTTAGAGCTATCCCCGGATGAAGAAGAAAAATCGCTTTTAGAAAACAACATTCAAACAGCTTTATCCGCTGGGCTTATAGACTTAGACGATGCTATTGATATCCGCGAAGTTAAAAACTTAAAGCTAGCTAACCAATTATTGAAGCTACGCCGTAAGAAAAAGCAAGAGCGGGATCAAATGATGCAGCAGCAGAATATGCAAGCGCAAGCCCAGGCAAACGCACAAGCACAACAAGTTGCAGCTCAAGCAGAAATGCAAAAAGATCAAGCGGCTCTGCAAACAAAAACACAGCTAGAGCAAGTTAAAGCGCAATTAGAGCAAGCTAGAATTGATAAAGAGCAATTAATGGCACTTGAGTTTCAATATAACATGAAGTTGAAGGGGCTGGAAGTAGATGCAGCAAAAACCAAAATCTCTGAAACTGAAGACCGCAAAGACAAAAGAACCAAAATACAAGCTACGCAACAAAGCGAACTTATAGACCAAAGACAAAAAGGCGGAGCGCCTAAAGACTTCGAATCCTCTGGTAATGATATACTTGGCGGTGGATTTGGTTTAGGAAGCTTCGAACCTAGGTAATAATAACCATAACAATTATATAATATTTTATCATGAGTGAAGAAACTAAAGACACATCACCTGTTTCACAGGGTGATGATGGTACTATTAAAGTGGATTTCTCAGCAACACCGCAAGAAGCACCAGCAGAAGAACCTGTTGAGCAACCTGTAGAAGAAGCTCCAGTAGAGGAGCCAGTTGTTGAGGAAGCACCGGTCGAGGCACCGGTAACAGAAGAAGCGCCTGAAGAGCCTGTCTTAATGGAAATTACAGACGAAGAGGTAGAAGAGGCTACAGAACAGCTGGAAGAAGAAGTTGCAGAAGCAATTCAAGAATCCGCGAAAGCTGGGGCTAGCTTACCTGAAAATATTCAAAAGGTTGTAGACTTTATGGATGAAACGGGTGGCTCTTTAGAAGATTATGTACGTCTTAACACAGACTACTCTAGTTTAAACGAGGATCAATTACTTCGAGAATACTATGAAACTAAGTTTAGTGCTTACGACCGCGAGGACATTGACTTCTTATTAGCCGATAAGTTTTCTTACGACGAAGACGTTGATGATGAGCGTGAAATACGTTTAAAGAAACTAGAGCGTAAACAAGCATTATCAGAGGCTAAAAATCATTTAGACGGTTTAAAGTCTAAATACTACGACGAAATTAAAATGGGTTCAAGATTGAATCCAGAACAGCAAAAAGCGGTTGAATTTTTCAATCGTTATAATAAGGAGAGTGAAGAGGCTGCTAAAGTAGCAGAACGACAAACCAGTAGGTTTAAACAAGAAAGCGAGAAAGTATTCAGCGACAAATTCGAGGGTTTCGATTACAGCGTTGGGGACAAGAAGTACCGCTTTAAGGTTAAAGATGCTGGCCAGGTTAAAGAAACTCAAGGCGACATTAACAACTTTATCAAGAAGTTCTTGGATGAAAAGGGGGAAATGAAAGACGCTAAGGGTTATCATAAATCGCTGTTCACCGCTATGAATGCCGATCAAGTTGCACAACACTTTTATGAGCAAGGCAAAGCCGATGCAGTAAAAGACAGTATGGCACGCACGAAGAATGTCGATATGAATCCGAGAGGGACTCATGAAAAAGTTACGACACAAAACGGGTGGACTATACGTGCTGTAAATGATGGGGAAAGCACTTCTAAACTCAAGGTCAAGTTTAAAAAATAATTCATTAAAACAAATAAGAAATGAGTTTTGCAACGTCGCCAGCTGGTCTGGCAAACTTAGCTCACCTTACTCCACGTCCTATCAAGGGCTTGTTTGGTGACAACTATTTGTCTGTGTCTGACATGGACTTTACACAACAATTCCTTCCTGAGGTATACGAGAAAGAAGTAGAGCGCTACGGAAACCGTACAGTATCAGGATTCTTGCGCATGGTTGGTGCAGAAATGCCTATGGCTTCTGACCGCGTAGTATGGCAAGAGCAAGGACGTCTACACATCGCTTACGATGATCTTACAGTAAACGCTGCTGGTACTACCATTACATTCCCTGCTAATCACTTGATTGGTGCTGGTATGACATTGGTTGTATCTAAAGGTTACAAGACTTTCAAAGCATATGTTGTTTCTGTAGCCGGTAACGTAGCTACTATCAAAGTTTACGATAGCGCTGACGGAACATTGCCTGCAGGTACTGGTACTTTGCGTGCTGCTACTGATGCTAAAGCATTCGTTTACGGTTCTGAGTACACTAAAGGTTCAGCAGGTGCTGGAAACTCAATGGACGCTTCTTTCACTACTTTTGACAACAAGCCTATCATCTTACGTGATAAGTACAATGTTAAAGGTTCTGATGTAGCTCAAATCGGTTGGGTTGAAGTAACTACTGAAGCTGGTACTTCTGGATACTTATGGTACTTGAAGTCTGAGCACGAGTCTCGTCTACGTTTTGAAGACTACCTCGAAATGAGCATGGTTGAAGCTGAAAAAGCACAATCTAATATCGCTCAAGCTGCTGCTTTCGGTAACACTGCTAAAATCGAAGGTTCTGAAGGTTTATTCGCGGCTCTAGAGTCTCGCGGTTTGGTATTTAACGACCAAGACTTCAACAACGCTTCTGGTTTAACTGGTTTAGGTGACTTTGACGTAATTCTTCAGGAATTAGACAAGCAAGGTGCTATCGAAGAGAACATGATGTTCTTGGATCGTACAACTGCTTTGGATATCGACAACATGCTTGCTCGTGCTAATAGCTACGGATCAGGTGGTACTTCTTACGGAGTATTCGATAACTCTGAAGATATGGCTTTGAACTTAGGTTTCTCTGGATTCCGTCGTGGTTCTTACGATTTCTACAAGACAGACTGGAAATACTTGAACGATTCTGCAACTCGCGGTAGCATTGCTGACGTAGAGGGTGTTATTGTTCCTGCTGGTACTTCTACTGTATACGACCAAAACTTGGGTCAGAACATTGCTCGTCCGTTCTTACACGTACGTTACCGTGCTTCTGAAGCTGAAGATCGTCGTATGAAGTCTTGGGTTACTGGCTCAGTTGGTGGAAACTACACTAGTGATGCTGATGAAATGAACGTACACTTCCTTTCTGAGCGTGCACTTTGTGTTCAAGCTGCTAACAACTTCGTAATGCTGAAGAAAACTACAGCATAATTGAGTTAATACTTATTCACCCTCGGCTTCGGTCGGGGGTGATTATTATCTTTTATTTAATTATATTATATCATGGCACAAGCTAAAAAGCCTGCCGCTAAGAAACCAGCGGCAAAACCAGCACCTGCAGCAGCAGTTGTTGAACAAATAGTCGAAGCACCAGCTCCGGCAGCACCTGTAGACACATGGGTATTTAAAGATAGATTGTACGAAATTACTTCAGGCCGTAAGCCATTAGCGTTTACATTACCTACAGTACATTCTGCGCGTACTCCTTTACTATATTTTGACGAAACAGTAGGTTACAACCGTGAGTTGCGTTATGCAACAAACCAACGTACTCCATTTGTTGATGAGCAAGAAGGTACAGCCACATTAGGGCGTATCGTATTTAGAGACGGTATCTTGCGCGTACCAAAAGAAAACGTAGTTTTACAAAAGCTTCTTTCTTTGTACCACCCATATACACTACAAGGTCGCATTATGGAATACAAGCCAGAACAGATCGCAGAAAACGAAACTGACTGGATTGAATTAGAGTTAGAAGCAATGACCGTTGCAAAAGCGATGGACATTGACGAAGCAGAAGCAATTTTAAGAGCTCAATACGGCTCAGCACAGGTATCTAACGCGTCATCTAAGGAACTTAAACGCGATTTACTAATACTTGCGCGTAATCAACCTGGTTTGTTCTTAGATCTAGCTAACGATGATAACGTTATGCTGCGTAACATTGGCATTAAAGCTACTGAAACCGGTATTTTAACTTTATCACAAGATCAACGCACATTCACATATGCAAGTAACGGTAGGAAACTATTGACGGTACCGTTTAATGAACATCCATATTCAGCTCTCGCTGCTTATTTTAAAACAGATGAGGGTATGGAAGTATTACGAGCCGTAGAAAAACAGCTATAATACATATCTTTTTGTAATTAGGCTGCTGTAAAAAGCGGCCTAATTACTTAATACACATAAACAAACACAAAATGGCAGTAAGCGTAGATACAGTATACCAGAGAGTATTAGCTATCCTTAACAAAGAGCAAAGAGGGTACGTAACTCCTCAGGAATTTAACTTGTTTGCTAATCAAGCACAGTCTGATATTTTTGAGCAATACTTTTATGATATCAATCAGTTTGGCCGAATGCATGGTAATGACACCGAGTATTCAGACATGCTCAACTTATTAAATGAAAAGATTAATATTTTTGAGAAGACTGGTAATATGACTTACTCAGCACCTAATTGGACAGTTCCTAGCGACCTTTACCGGTTAGGTACAATTATTTATAACAATATTGAAGCAGAGCGTATTAATGCAAATGAGTACTTATATATTAATGCTTCACCGCTTACTAAACCTACAAACGATCGACCAATATTTGTAGCTAGTGCTACAGGGTACAAAGTGTACGGAGCTGCAGCATTAACTTCAGGAGTATCGTGTAATTATATTAAAGTACCTGCAACAGTAGAGTGGGCTTACAACACGGTAGCCGGAAGAGCTGTATATAACGCAACAAACGCTACTAATTTTGAGTTACACGCTTCTGAAGAAACAGAATTAGTATTTAAAATACTACAATTAGCAGGGCTTTCTATCAAAGAACTTCAGGTTTACCAGATCGGTAATCAAATGGAAGGACAGAACACACAACAAGAAAAAGCTTAATAAATGGGATTAATTAGTCAAACACAAAAAGCCTATTACGAAGGTGCCGACGGCAATTGGAATAGTGGCGACGAAAATTACGGCGACTACCAGTTTATAAGCATTAAAGATATCATTAACAATTTCATCATTGCTTATGTTGGAGAAGATAAAGTTATTAGCAAAATTAAGCGCACGGATGTTGCATTTCATGCTCAGCGTGCTTTACAAGAGCTTTCCTTCGATATACTACCCTCGGAAAAAGCTTTAGAAATAGAGTTAGGGCCAGCCCTTGAGATGATTCTACCCCAAGATTATGTTAACTATGTTAAGTTCACTTGGTCTGATGCTTCGGGTATTGAGCATGTGATCTATCCTACTCGCCATTCAAGCAACCCAAAAGCTATTGTTCAAGATAGTGACTACGAATATACTTTTGATGGCAGCGGAGAAAAGCAATACGCAAATAAATCTGAAACATTAAAAGCATTTGAAGGTGCTAGTGCTGCGGATAACAACAAAGCAGAGCTTAGTACAAGCGAACTGTTCAACTTGTATCGCCATGGCCGCCGTTATGGCTTAAACCCTGAGTTTGCTCAAAGCAACGGGGTTTTTTACATTGACAAACTAAAAGGTATCGCACACTTTAGCTCAGGCTTAGTGAACAAAGTCGTTACCCTTAAATACATAAGTGATAGCTTAGGAACTGACGAAGAAATGCGTGTGCATAAATTCGCAGAAGAAGCTGTATACAAATATCTCGCTCACGCTATTCTGGCTACAAGAGCAAATACTCAAGAATATTTAGTCGCGCGCTTTAAGAAAGAAGCGTTTGCAGCAAAAAGAGTTGCAAAACTCCGTATGTCTAACCTTAAGATTAGCGAAATTGCTCAAATCATGCGCAACCAGGCTAAATGGATTAAACACTAATACATGCCAAAATTAGCACACAACTTTGTCCAGGGCAAAATGAACAAGGATCTTGATGAAAGACTTGTGCCCCCAGGCCAATATCGTGACGCTTTAAACATTCAGGTTTCAACATCTGAAGGTTCAGACGTCGGCGCTGTTGAGAATATATTAGGTAATACTAAGCTAAATAAAAAGTCGTCTTCTGTAAATTGGGCGGCTAATTTTGGTTTAACCTCTGCTCAGTGCATAGGTTCTATACGTGATACGCAAAATAATAAGCTTTATTGGTTTGTTACTTCCGCGTCTGTTGACACTATATTAGAATATGACGAGGCTACGGGCTTTATAGCCCCCATACTTGTAGATACCGGCACTGTTTTAAATTTCAGCACTAATAACTTTATAACAGGTATTAATATTTTTGAGGACAAGCTTGCTTGGACTGATAATTTAAATGAGCCTAGAAAAATTATAATTTCTACATATAAAGCGGGCAGCACTCAAAGCGGGACGAGTATAAATACTCATACGCAAGTGTATAGCAGAGCGTTTATAGCTTCGGATATTACTGTTATTCGCAAATCTCCAAAAACCGCACCTTCGATAGATATAAACTCTACACTTGTAACTACATCTAACGGCAAAATGGGTGGGTTAAATGCTTTAACTTTAGAGCCAGTTAACTTTAACCAAGGCGGGCAGGGGTTATTCCCTAAATCTGGTGACGTAGCAATAACTTGGAGTTCCGGATCAGGAGTTTCACCATTAAACGCAATAGAAAACAAAAAAGTGTTATTGTGGGGCTATTATGAAGACGAATTTGGATTTAATAAAAAATATGAAATAACAGGTACCCTAAAAACAGGCAGCCTTGTTGCTTCGAGTGAGGTAGCAGGTGGTTATATTGGGGGTGTTTTAACTATAGAAACAATTCCACTAGATGTGCCTAACAGTCTTATTGCTTGGAAAATACAATTAATAGAAGACGATTACATATACAAAAGAGACTTCCCTAGATTTTCTTATAGATGGAAATACTATAACGGGGAGTACTCTACTTTTGCACCCTTTTCTAGGCCTGCCTTTTTAGCAGGATTTTACAGGTTTGATCCGCAAACCGGTATAAATGAAGGCATGATGAATCATTGCCGTAAAATTACGTTAACACTACCTACTAATGCAACCTTCGGTCCGGGTGACGACGTAGAGTACGTTGAAATACTTTACAAATCAGCAGATTCTAATAATGTTTATGTAATTAAGACACATGATAGAAAAGTATCTAATATTGTTACTTTTGAAATTACTTCAGAATTAACCGGCCCTGTTGTAGAAAGTAATCAAATGATTCGCCTTTATGACGACGTACCTCGTAAAGCACTAGCCCAAGAAATAATTGGGAATAGATTAGTTTATGGTAATTACCTTAGAAACTATGATGTTGACCCTGATATTACAATCAGTGCTGAGTTAGATACCGCTGTCCAACCAATAACCAGCAATGGTAATACTTCTATAAAGTCTAACAGAACGTATCAAGTAGGAGTTTCTTTTTTAGATGAATACAATAGAGAATCTCCAGTATTTACAGACGAGAATGCATCGTTGCTTATAGACGCTACTAATTGCGATACTATAAACAAGCTTAAAGTTAATGTAACAAGCGCTGCACCTAGCTGGGCAACGTTTTATAAATATTATATAAAAGAAATATCTACAGGCCATGAAAACTTGGTTTTAGACCGTGTTTACGATGCAGCTGATGGTTCTGTGTGGCTTAGCTTTCCTTCTTCCGAAAGAAATAAAGTTTCTATTGGCGACTTTTTATCGTTAAAAAAGAAGCATGATGCTGAAGAAGCCGTAAAGTCTTTGATAGAATATAAAGTTTTAGACATTCAAAACGAAGCTCCTTTTTATATAGTTAACACTCCTGTACATAAAATAACAGCATTAGGTTCTACTTCAAGTACAAATGATTTTAGTATTCTTGAATCTGAGCAAAAGTTTTTTGGGCCTGTAAATTCTTCTACTAATCCTAATCCTGGTTTTGATGAGGCTATAAAAAGAGGGAACTTTATACAATTTAGATTAGGAGCACTAAGATCATCTCGTTACGAAATACTTAGCGGTGGCACTATTAGTGGCAATACAGAAACTTCTATATCAAACTTAGGCTTATTTTCACAATACTCTGTTATTTTAAAAAATGAAACAGGTCTGCTTCTTGATGATGATTGGCTAACTGATACTACTATAATGGGGTCTAG